GAAGTGCCATACGATCCATGGCAAGCAACCCAGCTGGCCAGCCACATGTTGGCCGAAGGTGCGCCGATGGTTGAGCTTCGCCAGACCGTACAAAACATGAGCGAAGCCATGAAGAACTTCGAGGCCTTGGTACTCTCAGGCCGGTTCCACCATAACGGTGATCCAGTCCTGACCTGGATGGTCAGCAATGTCGTTGCCCATCGAGACGCAAAAGACAACATCTATCCCCGGAAAGAGCGGGAAGAAAACAAGATCGATGGTGCAGTCGCCACGATCATGGCCATCAGCCGTGCCTGTGGCGCCATGGATACATCCCCCGTCATCGGGGCCGATTACGAACTCATGATTATTTAGCTATGTGCATGAACAATGGCCGTTGTGTGAAATAGATCACATAAATGGAAATAGATCTGATAACAGAATTTCTAATCTTAGAAATTCAACTAAGTCTTCCAATATCCAGAATATGCGTAGACCTACATCAAGAAATAAAGCAGGTCTTTTAGGGGTGAGTCTGATAGGTGCGTCAGGAAAATATCGAGCATCAATATATGTTGGTGGAAAGAATTTTTATTTGGGCGAATTTAGTTCGGCAGGTGAAGCCCATGCCATTTATTTGGTAGCCAAACGACAACATCACACTGGGTGTACTATCTAATGGGACTGAAATCCTGGTTTACCGGACTGTTTGCCTCGGACGGCGACCGATCGCCCTGGGGCGATTTCTGGTTCGAGCCTGTCACGACCCGGACGATTTCCGGTGGCCGTGTTTCGGCGGATACCGCCATGCGTCTATCGGCCGTCTTCGCCAGTGTGCGGCTGATCAGCAGCCAGTTTGCCATGCTGCCGTTCAAGCTCTACAAGACGATTCCGAATGGTGGGAAACAGATCATCACCGACCACTGGCTCTATAACTTGCTGGCCCGGCGCCCGAATCAATGGCAAAATGCCTTTGAGTGGCGCGAGATGCTGCAGGGTCATCTCGAGCTGCGCGGGAATGCCTACAACCGGATTTACTCGAACAGCCGGGGTGAGATTACCGACCTGGTGCCGATCCATCCTGACACCATCAAGATCGAAATGCTGTCCGGCGGAAACTACCGGTACCGAGTGAGCAATTCTGACGGATCTGAAACAGTTCTGGCCCGGGGGGATGTATGGCACCTGCGCACCCTGTCATCGAATGGCCTGATGGGGATATCGACGGTCGAATATGCGCGCGAAAGTCTCGGAATGGGCTTGTCGGCTCAAGAATATGCGGCACGTTTCTTTGCCAACGATCAGAAACCGACTGGTGGATGGATCAACTTCCCTGGCAAGTTCGCCAATGATGAGGCCCGCAAGGTGTTTGGCGAGTCCATCAAAAAGGCGGTTACTGGCGCACGCAGGCATGGCATGCTGGTGCTCGACCAGGGCATGGAGTATCACGAAGTCGGGGTGACCAACAAGGACGCCCAGTTCCTAGAGATGCGTCAATTCTCTGTGACGGACATTGCGCGCTGGTTCGGCGTGCCGCCCCATAAGATCGGCGATCTGTCCCGAGCCACCTTCAGTAACATCGAGCAGCAGGATATGCAATTCGTGCGTGATTGTCTGGCGCCGAGAGCCGAACGCTGGGAGGCCTCGATCGAAGCCGATCTGTTGCTGGACCACGATATTGGTCTGGAGGTCGAATTCGACTTCGCCAACCTGCTTCGTGGCGATAGCCTGGCGCGCGCGGCCTTTTACGCCAGCGGCATCCAGAATGGTTGGATGACGCGCAACGAAGCGCGCCTGGCGGAGAATCTAAATCCATTGGATGGCCTCGATGAGCCGCTTCGGCCACTCAATATGGTGGAAGAAAACACAGCCGAAAACCTCATCGACGATCCTGAACCGAAAACCGAACCGGACGAAAATCCAGAAGAGCCCGACGGCGACGAAGCCAGCGCGCGCTTGCGGGCCGTACTGCAGGGCAATGCCGAGCGCATGGCTAGACGCCTGGTCAAAAGCGGCCCTCCGGCCGATATTGCGCTGATCGCCGAAGCGATGGGAGTTTCCGTTGAGCAAGTCGACGCCTGGGCGCGATTAAGCGAGTGGAATGCCGAGACCTTCACCGTCGAAAACGTCGCTGCCTCCATCCTGACCATTGGGAACACACCATGAAACGAAATCTGATCGTTGCTGAATATCTGGCTACGCCCTGGGCGCTCATGCCAGAGCGTATGGCGGCCTTTACGGCGTTGCTCCATCGCTGGTCTGCAGGCCTTCCGGCCACGCCTGAAGTCATGGCCAACATCGAGGCCTCGAAAGAAGCGCGTGAAGTGCGCCGCGCCTCGACGACACGCGCCACCACGGGTGGCATACAGGTGCTGCCGCTGTATGGGGTGGTAACTCAGCGTGGAAATATGGCCGATGACATCAGCGGTCCAGGAAGTGTCAGCACTCAACGGTTTGCGTCTGCACTTCGGGACGCACTGGACGATGACACCGTCGGGCAAATCCTGATCGATATCGACAGCCCTGGCGGAAGCGTGTACGGTGTCAGTGAGCTGTATGACGAAATCCTGTCTGCTCGCTCTAAGAAGCCCATCGTCGGTATTGCCAATAGCCTCGCGGCCAGTGCTGCGTACTGGATCGGATGCGCCTGCACCGAGTTCTATGTAACGCCCGGCGGAGAGGTCGGGAGCATTGGCGTCTGGCAGGCTCACATGGATTATTCACAGGCCATGGCCGAAGAAGGTGTCAAACCCACCCTAATTTCCGCCGGAAAATTCAAGGTCGAGGGCAACCCCTACCAGCCCCTGGACGCTGATGCTCAGGCTTTCATGCAATCCCGCGTCAACGAGTACTACGGCACCTTTGTCAAAGCCGTGGCCAAGGGCCGCAAAGTCGGCGTTGACCAGGTCAGAAACGGCATGGGAGAGGGCAGGGTGCTCGGCGCCGATGCCGCGTCCGCAGAGGGGATGGTGGATGGCGTGATGACCTTCGACCAGGTCGTCAGCAAAATGCAAAAAGACGCGCGAGGCACGCAGCCCAACACGGCCCGTTCCCGGGTGGCTGCCGCCAAGCGTGAATTGGAGATCATGGGCTAGTCATGGCCCACCACGCCTGTCCGTAGATAGGCGTCCCGCCCGACGGTGGGAACATGACAAACCGAAACCGACCGCCACCAGGCGGTTTTTTTACGCCCATAGACCCGCCTCAAAGCGGGTTTTTTTATTTGGAGCTACTAAATGTCTCAAAAACTCCGTTCTTTGCAAGCCAAGAAGGCCGCGCTGGTGTCCGACATGCGCGCCATTACCAATGTGGCAGATGCCGCCGGCCGCGATCTAGATGATGTCGAAGCCGCCAATTTCGCCAATCTCAAGGCACAACTGGAATCCACCAATGCGGCGATGACTCGCGAAACCGATCTGATTGCCGAAGAAGCGCGAATGGGCATTGCCCAGGCATTGCCGGCTGCCGTGACCGATAATCGCGAGGCGGATGCTCAGCGCGGTTTCAAATCGTTCGGCGAATTTGCCCAGGCGGTTCGTTCGGCGGCGATCGCCGGCAATCGCCCGGATGATCGCCTGCTGATCGGCGCAGCGGCTCCCAGCCCCTACGGTGGCGAATCTGTTGGCACCGATGGTGGCTTTGCCGTTCCGCCTCAGTTCTCCCAGGAAATCTGGCATCACTCCCTCGGCGAAGACTCTCTGTTGCCCTTCACGGACAATACCGAAGTTACCGGCAATAGCATGGTATTCCCCAAGGACGAGACGACCCCCTGGGGTTCGGACGGTGTCCGTGCTTATTGGCAGGCTGAAGCCGGTGTAGTCAACGCCACCAAGCCGAAGCTCAGCACGACCACGCTGCGTCTGCAGAAGCTGATGGCGTTGATCCCCCTGACCGACGAGCTGTTGGCCGATACCAACGCGCTACAGTCCTATCTGCCGTCCAAGGTGGGCGACTCCATCCGCTGGAAGACCAACGAAGCCATCCTGTGGGGGGCCGGTAACGGACTGCCCCAGGGTGTGTACCAGGGTAATGCGTCGGTCATTGTTGCCAAGGAATCGGGTCAGGCTACTTTGACCCTGCAAGCCATGAACCTGGCCAAGATGATCGCCCGTCTGCCGGCCGGTTCGTTTGCCAATGCAGTCTGGATCGTGAACAACGATGTTCTGCCGGCACTCTGGACGCTGACCATGGGCAACATTCCAGGTTATGTGCCGTTCAACCAAGGCCTGCAGGATTCGCCGTATGGTTCCTTGTTCGGTCGTCCGATCATCGTCAGCCAGCATGCCAAGAGCTTCAGTAGCCAGGGCGATATATTGTTGTGTGATCTGTCCTACTACCGGACGATTACCAAGGCCGAAGGCATCCAGACCGCCACCTCCATGCATCTGTATTTCGATGCTGATGCCACGGCCTTCCGGACCACCTTCCGCATCGATGGGCAGCCCAAGATCATCAATCCGATCGCGCCGGCCAATGGCTCCAACAACCTGAGCCCGTTCCTTCAGCTCGGTGCCCGTTAACCCATAGCATTCGTAGCCCTTCGGGGCTGCGGTACCCCTTTTTCAGGAGAATATGATGCATGCAAACCAGCAAGTCTCGGAAGGCCTGGCGATCCTGGCCTCCATCGATCCGTCCAGTCAAGGCGCCGGCACGTTGTCAACAGCCTGGGTGTCGGTACAGAACTTCCACAATTTCATGGCCCAGGTGAAAGTAGGCGTCTTTGGTGGCTCGGCGACTGTCGATGCCAACGTCTATCAGGCTCAGGACAACTCCGGCACCGGTTCCAAGGCGCTGACCGGGAAGGCCATCACCCAGTTGCTGGCGGCCGGCGGCAACAACCGACAGGCCTTGATCAACTTCCGGACCACGGATCTGGATACGACCAACGGCTTCGGCTACGTGCGGCTCAATATCACGGTGGGTACGGCGGCAACCCTGACGGATGGCACGCTGTATGGTGCTAACCCCCGCTTCGAACCGGTCAAGGATGCAACCGCCAACCCGGCGATCAACCTGGGTGCTTCGAGCGTCGCGCAAATCGTTTAATCCGTGCAGACGTCTGCACGCATAGCGCGTGCAGTTGGGCGATCCGGGAAACCGCATCGCCCTTTTTGATTGGAGAGCGCAATGCCCAACGTTATTCATTACCTGGACAATTGGAACGCGACCGACGATACCGGTGTCAGTCGCCCGAAATATCTGGCCGGCGAGTTTTACCCCGAATCCGAAGAAACCGTGCGCCATGTCGCGCAGGGAATTGCTGAATCGATCGATGTGACCGATGTGGATGCCGATACGGCAGCCGCACGGGCTGCCAAAGCGATGGCGAAGGCCGCAACGGCGATGGCTGTGGCGTATCAAGCCCAAGTATTGGCCGGTGCAGCCGCAGCCGCAGCGCAAATGGATATTCCCAAAGACGTGGATGTGCCCGACAGCGGGGAGCCAATTTCTACCCCGGCCCCTGCTGACCAGGCGGATGCAACGCTTTCAGACCCTGCGGCCGCTCCAGCTGCAGAATCTGCCGAGCCCACGACGAACCAGGCTGAATAAGCATGCCCCTGCAGCGCGTGACGGCGCCGGCCGTTGAACCGGTGAGTCTGGTCGAGGCCAAGCTCAATTCAAAGATCGATATCACGGATGATGATGCCATTGTCACGTCATTGATCACGAACGCCCGCGAATATGCGGAAATGCTGACCGGCCGCAGCTTCATCACCACGCGCTGGAAGCTGGTTATGGATGCCTTCCCGGGTCCGAGCTTGATGGGTGTGCCGTTGGGTACCTCATTCTCGCTCCCAGAACATGCCATTTTGTTGCCGAAGTCGCCTGTGATCCAGATCGTCAGCATCCAGTATCTGGATATGAGTGGCACCCTGCAAACGATGCCGGCGACCGATTATGTGGCGGACCTGGCCAGTGAACCGGCACGGATCACGCCTGTATTCGGAAAAATATGGCCGATCTCACTTCCTCAGATTGGCGCCGTTTCGGTGACGTTCGATGCCGGATACGGTCCAGATGCAACCTACGTCCCGGAGGGGATAAAGGGCTGGATCAAAATGCGGGTCACCAGCATTTATGACAATCGATCCGAGGTGGTAGTGATGCCGCGCGGCAAAATCGAGCCGTTGCCGTTTGTGGATCGGCTACTTGATCCCTATCTCGTGCCCTATATGTCATGCTGAATGCAGGACTACTCCGTCATCGCGTGCAAGTTCAGCAGCGGCTGACCACCCAGGATTCCTATGGTCAACAGTCGACCTCCTGGACAACCTTGGCCACACTTTGGGCCTTGATCGAGCCGTTATCGAGTCGTGAGTTGTTGGCCGCCCAGGCGGTGCAAAGTGAAACCACACACCAGATCACCGTCCGGTATAACGCGATATTCGCCACACCCAAACAGGCCGC